TGTCAAAAGCGAGATAACGGATTTCGTCATCCGTACAGGAACTGGGTTCCGTATCGTAGATTTCCCACGGTACGATATAATTCTTTCCGGTCATTTGCTTCGGCTCGAAATCTTCCGTGTTATTTACGCGAAAGCCGACATTGTTAATCAGTTTGTTTCTGCGTACACCATCCGCAGCCAAAGCTCCGGCAGGAACAGAGCCTAAAACTTGCATGAAGTCCGCCCTGTAATTGCGACGTTCGATCAACAGTTGGGGATCGACGTACTTGTTCAAATAAAGACCGTCTACTGGTTGTGCCATATTCTTTTTTTTAAATGGTTAGTATTTTATTTTCCGTTACGTTTTACGTAGTCATTCAAAAGGCGTTCGTATTCAGCCGGATTTTTCTCCATGAGGTTTTTCAAAGCCTCCGGATCGTTTTGAAGGTCTTCGAACTTTTTGTTTGTGGTATCCGTCAGACTGGGAGCATGAACTTCCGGCATTTCCACGGGTTTGATGGCGTCAAGCAGCTTCTTTGCCGTATCGAAATTGCTGGTCAGGTTCGCTTTCCAGTCATCACGCACGTCGGCTGTGATTCTTTTTTCCTTGATCGCACTGTTCAGGATGTTTTCGATTTCCTGTTCCTTGCGTGTCTCCTCCTGTCTTTCGAGCATGTCGACGCGGTCTGCCTTACGTTTCCACACGTCTACCTGTGCAATGAATTGTGCTTCCGTGGTACTTGCGTCCATTCCGAAGCGGGTAGTCAACATTGTTAAATCCATGTCATTTTTTGATTTTTCGTTATTAATAGAGTCAGTAATCTCAATTTCACCTGTGTAGCCGCAGTTGGTAATCATTTGTGCCGTAGCCTTATCGACTTTTGCCTTGCCTGTAACTTCCGTCACAAAGCCGTTTTCCTTCGCTTCCTGCGCGCTCATCCAGTAGTCTCCCTTCTCCCAGGCGTCCCGGATTTTCTTCTTGTCCGTGCACTTTGACAGGAAGGCATTCAGATAGTGCTCATTCAGTTTGCGCATGACCTCCAGAGCCGATTCAATATCAGCGACTTTCCCGCATGCCCCTCCGCTGACCTGATGGATCATGAAAAGCCCGTTGGCAGGCATGGAGAACGATGTGCAGTTGATAGCGATGTAGGTTGCCGCACTGGCTACCAGCGCACCGCCTTCACCCGTGATTTTGCCGGGAAACTTCTTGATCACGTTCACGATTTCGTTGGCTTCGAAGCATTCACCACCCGGACTGTTGATATAGATGTGCACGTCCTTGATCCCTGATTTGATCAGTTCCTCAACTTTGGAAGTGAATTCAGCTTCCGTTTCCCTCCATTTTGATATTGTGCCTTTGAGTTCGATCCGGGCACGTCCGTTTTCCGCTGTTGCAGTCAGATTCATTTTCGCGATATTTAAAATTCATGCTGCAAAATTGGAAAAGGAAAGGCGGGTACGGAAAAAGCGTTTTCAAGTTGGAAAAAAAACAGTGTTAACAAGGACGTATTTTTTCCAACTTGGAAAGAATACGTTCCAGCATGAAAAGCCATTTTCCACAGGTGATGATGAAATATGACCTTTGCCCCAGTAAACGAAAGGAAGCGATATGCCAAGTAAAGAGTACTACCGTAAATTGAAGAAGGAAGCGCACGACCTTTATGTACGTGAAGGAATGACGTGCAAGGAGATTTCCACGCGCATAAACGTGTCGGAAAGGTCTGTTTCAAGCTGGATTAATGAGAATGATGCGCTTTGGAAAAAAGAGCGTCAGGCATCTGTTATTTCGTCACAAAAACAGGGTGATAACCTGAAACAGATTATCAACATTCTTGCAGACCAAAAACTGGAGCTGCTGCGCATGATTGATGAAGCCATTGCGGAAGGTGACAGCGACAAGGTGCTCGAACTACGGAAACAGGCGGCTACGCTTGACAACAGTGTGGCGCAATGGGGGAACCAGCTCAAAGAGGTGGACAAAAAGAACCGGATTACGCTCGCTATTTACATTGATGTCATGAGCCGGATATTTGATGCGATGAAGGTGTACGATGCAGACCTTTATTTTAAAACACTGGACTTTCAGGAGAATCACCTTTATGAAGCCGCAAAAATGTTGGGATAATGAAAGTCGAAGATAGCAAAGCCCTCAAGGAGTATCAGGAGAAGTTAAAACGTGCGCGGTGCACAGGCAACCTGATTGATCCGGACGAATCGCTGACAGTTCGGATGAACCGCATACAGCGTGCGAAACGGGATGTCAAGTATCTTGTCGAAACCTATCTTCCCCATTATGCGACCGCAGACTGTGCGGACTTTCAGATCGCGCATGCCAACAAGGTGATGAACGATCCGATTTATAAAGGATATGCCGAATGGGGACGCGGACTTGCAAAATCGGTATGGAACGATGTGATCATTCCCCTATGGTTATGGATCAATGGCGAGACACATTATATGTGTATCGTTTCCGACACATTTGACCGCGCTTGTGACCTGCTGGAAGATTTACGTGCGGAATTCGAGGCAAACGAACTTTTGAAACACGACTTTGGCGAGCAGTATAATCCGGGATATTGGGAAAAGGGAAACTTCGTAACGATGAACGGCTTTATTTGCAAGGCGTTCGGTGCGAAGCAGAAGGTTCGCGGGCTTCGTAAAGGCGCACACCGTCCTGACCTGTGGATAATTGACGACTTGGAGACACCGCAGACCATCAAAAACAACCGGATGCAGGATGATTATGCGGACTGGATCGAAGCGGACGTGCTGGCAACCATGACGGGAAAGCGCAGACGTCTGATAGGTGCTAACAACCGTTTTGCATCCCGGATGGTACAGACGATTCTCAAACAACGGCATCCCGACTGGGACTGGCATCTGGTGAAGGCTTATGATCCGGTAACGTATGAACCAGCGTGGAAATCGATGTATTCCCCCCAGTTCTATCGTCAACAGGAAAAGGACATGGGTATTCTCGCGGCACATGCGGAATATAACCACGTACCGCTTGTCAAGGGTAAAATATTCAAGCCCGAAATGGTGAAGTGGGGAAAGCTCCCTGACCTTCACACAATGAATGCGATCGTGGCACATTGGGACATTGCGTATGCCGGGACAGATACGAGTGACTTTAACGCATGTAAGATTTGGGGACGGCATAAAAATGATTTTTGGCTGATAGACGGATTCGTAAAGCAGTCAAAGATGAAACTCTGCGTACAATGGATGTGCATGAAGCAGGCTGAATTCAGGGCAAAGGGCATTATCTGCTTTTGGCAGTACGAGTCCCAATTCTGGAACGACGAAGTCAAGCGTATCATAGGGGAAGCCGAGACGGAGACAGGTGTAGAGTTGAACCTTGTTCCGGTACAGACGCCTAAAACAACGAACAAGATACTTCGTATGATAAGCATGCATCCATATTATCAGAATTCCCGGATGCATGTCAACGAGGAACTGAAAGCAAGCCCGGACATTACTGTCGGCTTGAAACAGTTGTATGCTGTTGAACCGGGCATGACAGAACATGATGACAGCCCGGACGCTGACGAACAGGCTGTGAGGAAACTTGAAATATATACTGATCCTCCACAGTCAGAGGACGAGCCCGCGACACGCCCGTGGAAGGCGGGAAGATATAAACGTAAATACACTTGGTAACTATGAAGTATATCAACATGGATGACCTGACGACCGTCATACAAAATCGGTTGCTGGTTGAAAGTATCGAAAAAGACGAGGAAGTTTTGAATGGGATTGAAGATCTTGTCATCAGTGAAGTGTCCGCCTATATAAGCGGTCGTTATGACGTGAAAAAGATATTCGGTATTCCTCCAATACGAACGGGGTTATTAATCCGGATAATATCCTGCATTACCGCTTTCCGTGCGGTAAGTCGGAACGCAGCCCGGAAAACGGGAAATAACCCGTTATCAGACATGAACGACTGGGCTGACCTTATACTTGCCAAGTTACGTGACGGAATCATGTCACTGCCACCTGAAATTCCTTTGGTAACAGATGAAGAAGGCAATGTTGAATCTCCCATTCTGTTTGGTCATACACGGAACAACGGATGGTTTCTTTAAATAGTTTTTAAACCGCTTTTAAAAGGTATGTTATGTACAAGAAGTTAAGAGAAATATTCAACTGGTTTCAGCAGAAAGCAATTCGTCGGATGAGTCTGAAGAATGTACTTAATGAGTATTATTTTCGGATGGATAGCAGTGGGACACAATCTTCGTCAAGTGCTGCTTATAAAAGGCAGGCTGTCGTCTACCGGGAAAAGACCATTGATGATTGGATTATGGCGGTAACTTCGGCAACCGATCCGGATGATCCCAGGCGTGGCTTGCTGTACAGGTTCTACCAGTCATTGTACAATGACGAACATTTACAAACGACGATTGACAATCGTGTATTACCTGTACAACAGGCGGAATTCAACCTTGTCGATGACAATGGCAATGAGGACGAGGAGGCGAAGAAACTGCTGGATCGTCCGTGGTTTCACCAGCTTATCAGAATTTGTTTTCTACATCAGTTACAGGGAGTATCGCTTGCCGACATTTCCCATCTTGATGAAAACTTGGAAATCAGCCATGTAGAAGAAGTTCCCATGTCCAACTATATACCGCAACAGATGATAATCGTCAAGGAAGAGTCAGACAAAACCGGATGGTCATATAAGGACGGTGCACTTGAGCCCTATTATGTCCAGTTCGGAAACGCATGGGCTTTGGGGATGCTCAATGAACTGTCAATTATCATCCTTGCAAAGAAACTGGGTTTGGGATCATGGATGAATTACATTGAAAAATATGGCATCCCTCCTGTTTTCGTTACTTCAGACCGACAGGATAAAAAACGGTTGGACGAATTATTCGAGATGATGTTGGATTTCAGGAATAATTTCTTTGCAGTCCTGTCCGGAAATGAAAAGGTCGAGTATGGGAAAGAAGCCGGAGGAAATACAACCAATGCCTTTTTACCGTTAGAGGAACGATGTGACAACCAAATCAGCAAGCGTTTGCTTGGTCAGACGGGTACAACTGAAAACGGGGCGTGGGAAGGAACGGCAGAAGTCCATGAACGTGTTGAAAAATCACGGCACGAATATGACAAGATGATTTTCCAGTTCTATTTTAACTATATTATCATCCCTAAACTGGTGAAGATAAGCCCGGTATATAAACCACTTGAAAGGCTGAAACTGAAGTGGGACGACACGGAAAGTTTGTCTATCACGGAATACATCGAAGCGATCAACAAGCTGGCTTATACCTTTGAATTTGACCACGAAGAGGTCGCAAAGAAAACGGGGCTTCCGATCATTGGTCAAAAGAAAAATCCCGGTGGTGAGCAACAGGGAGGAACATTGCCGAATCAGCCAAAAACAGACCCTCAAAAAAAAAAGACCGAACCGGACGATGAAGCGGTAACGTCACCCTCCATGGAAGCCGGAGAGTATGATTTCAGCGGCATCATCGGCAGGGTGATGAAACAAGTTTATGAACGAAAGGTCAAAACGGGAGATATTGATGAGGAATTATTCAGGAAGACATACGGGGAACTGAATAAGAAGGCGGCTGAAGGATGGGGAAAAGACGACTATAATGATCCGGAACTGGCGGAAGATACCCAGCGGATACGTGACAACTTGTTCAAGTTCTCCGGAGCGAAGACGTATCAGGAAATTAAGGAGATGAACGATGCCCTTTATGATGATAAGGGGAAGAAACTTTCTTATGAGGACTTCCGGGAAAAGGTTATGGCAATTCATAAAGACTATAATGAAAATTACCTTCGCACGGAATTTGAAACGGCAGAAACAAGCTGCAGACGCGCCAGTGAATGGCAGGAATTCAAGGAGAATGCGGATATAATGCCTAATCTGAAGTATGTGACTGCAGGGGATGAACGGGTAAGAGAATCACATAGGATACTGGATGGTGTCGTAAAACCTATTAACGACCCGTTTTGGCTGCGGAACTACCCGCCAAACGGATATCGGTGCAGGTGTTATGCCGAACAAACGGACGAACCGGAAACGCCTGCTACGCCTATTGTGACGATACCGGATGCCTTTGCGAACAACGTAGGGCAATCCGGTGAGATATTCACGGTCGCACATCCTTATTTCTCAATGCCCGACGGGCATTTGGAAAAAATCAGGAAGGAGACGGAACGGAGCAAGTTATACGCTCCTTACCATCGTGATCCGGAATCGAAAGTGATGATCAGCGATTTTGCTGATCCGAAAGACTTGGCAAAGAATGTGGAAAGCGCACGGGTAATTTCAAAGGAACTGAAGATGAAAGTGAAAATCCGCCCGCACATCAACGAGGACGGGGTGAAGAACCCGGAATATCTGATTGACGAAAAGCTGGCAGACCTGAAAAACATTCAGGGACTGGGCGGTATAAAACACGGACTTGACAGTTCGAAAAAACAGCAGTGCGAATATACTGTATTCAATTTGAGCGCTTTTGACACTGTCGAACCGGAAATGCTGAAAAACAAACTGAACGGCATATACAAACTGTATGGCGAAAAGTATGCCGGGCAGCGGATGGTGTTCATTTATAAGAGAAAAGCCGTGAAAGTGTCATGGCAAGACGTGGTGGACGGAAAAGCAACCGACCTTCTTAAAGAACTTCAGGAGCAGTAGCCGAAACTACCACTCCTGAAGGGAGCTCTTGACCTGTTACAGCCGCGAACATTGCAAATATACAATTTTATTTTGAAATGCAAATGGAAAGGACTGAATTACCCGATTTTTTCAAAGAATTATCCACGCTGGTAGAAGATGCGCACCGTTACGCGAAAGTTGCGGGTGTGAACTTCTTCAAGCAGAATTTTCGCAGACAGGGATTTCTTGATACATCACTGATACCGTGGGCTAAAAGGTCACTCACAATCGGTTCGGATCGTGGCGTATTGATACAAAGCGGGAAACTTCGCGACAGTATTCATGCAGTCAGTCGAGGGATAGACCGCATTACTTTTCAGACTGACCCGCTGGCATACGCCAAGATTCACAATGAGGGCGGGTATATTGTCGTAACGGAGCGGATGAAGCGTTATTTTTGGTATTTGTACATGAAGTCAACCGGAACAATGCAAAAGAAAAAGAATGGCGAATTACGGAAAAATAAAGCCAATGCACGGTTGTCTACAATGGCTTCCTTCTACAAAGGTATGGCACTAAAAAAAGCGGGCAGCAGGATAAGGATTCCGAAACGTCAGTACATGGGTGAATCTGCCGCATTCATGAAACAGCTGGACGCATGGATAGCGTCGGAGATTGACAAACGATTCTCAAATATTTAATCAATATAGTTATGATTTGGACAGACTGTTACAAAGAACTGGTTGAAATAATACGGAGCAAAGACGGGTTCCTGGCATCTATTCCGGATGAGTATTCCGAGCTAAGGGAAAGGATGGAAAACACACCGGAGATTGAACACATCGACATGTGGCATGAACAGGTCAGTTTTCTCGATGAAGAACATCCCTTTTCGTCCCCGGCTGTATTCATTGAATTTAATACGCTGGGCATCGAGGACGAAGGGTTGCTCGTTCAGCGGCTTCACACACAGATTGATTTCCGGCTGTTTTACGAAACCTTTTCCGATACCTGTGAAGGTGCGGAAATGCAGGAAGAGGCGTTGTCATTCCTTGATCTGTTGACTTTACTGGGGATGATGTTGCACGGAAAATCGGGGAAGAACTTCGGCACGCTCCGACGCACCCATGTCGGACGGGAAGAGTCGGGAGGTGCGGGAAACATGTACCGGATCAGCTTTGAATGTGAAATCATGGATTACACCACAATGGAACTTGCAAGCCATGCCGACATGAAAGACCGTGAAATGAAAATTAGCAATGGGGACTTACCGGAGAAAACGGAAGACGAAGAACCGCTGTATCATCTATGATGCAACGGTTAAAAACCAAGACTAAGTTGATTTGTATCGTTCTTTTTTGAATCGGGCTTTTTGCCCTCTTTTAATTGCTCGTAATATGATAAATTCTCCGATATATAAAAAATCCGTTTGTAGATGTAGTTCTGATCAAGAAAGAACAGGTCATGACTCATACGCAAAAGAACATCCTCCAAACGGATGCGCTTTTTATCATAGAGATGATAGAACGTTTCTACCATCTTCCGGTCACGTATTTTGGTCATTTCAGGATTCCGCATAAGAAAGCATTATTATAAGCGCAAATATACGGATTTCCGGTGATTTGTCAAAATTGAATATAAGCCTGCGGGGGAAAGGCTATAAAAAGCCCCCAGCCTGTTAGTAGTAATACCACTCACGTACTAACAAAATGCGCTGTATCGCACAGCTGAGGGCTAATACCTTCTGCTGCGATACAGCGCATTTTCGTTTCGTACATGAGTGGTGCGACAAAGATAATCAAATTTGTATTATGAAAGTCATAGAGATATTAAACTTTAATAGGGAACTCCTGAAAAAATTACAGGATGCCGGAATACGGCTTGAAGATTGTCGCTATATCGATCTGTATGCGGATTATATGAAACTGTTAGGACATGGTGAGAAAGTGTCTTATATAGTCGCGGCATTATCTGACAAGTACCTTGTCAGTGAGAGAAAGGTATATAGTCTTATCAAGCGTTTCCAAAGTGACTGCAAAACGTTTGCAGTGTAAACAACTTCATGTATCGTGCCGGATTGACAGCCCCGGAGTACTTTTGTCCCGAACTCAAATTATTAGTTATGGGAAAATATACGTATAAACCGCAATATGGCGTTATCGTCATTTGCACAGATGAAAAAGAACAGCAGGCTATTTATGAACGCCTGAAAGCTGAAGGTTTAACTTTAAAGGTAGTAAGTGTATGAGAGTAGAAGTACGACACCATTGCAGCGATTTTGACAGCTATCGCGCTGCAAGGGTAAAAAGCCTTTTCAATGCGGAAAAAGGCTGTGATTGGGAAAAGGTGGCTGAATTGCCCATCGAGGGTAAGGAATGGCAAATAGGTTTGATTGTCGGACCTTCAGGAAGTGGAAAAACCAGTATCGGAAGCAAAATCTTTAACGAGCCGATTTATGACCTTTATTCCGGTTGGGACAGCAATAAACCTATTATTGACTGCATCGCTCCGGACGGGGATTTTAATACGGTCACCGGAATGCTTTCGGCTGTAGGTTTGGGTGACGTTCCGGCATGGCTACGCCCCTTCAATGTGCTGTCGAACGGTGAGAAATTTCGCGCTGGTTTAGCCCGTTTGGCTTGCGAACGTCCGGAGCATGCCGTCGTTGATGAATTTACGTCCGTGATTGACCGTCAGATCGCGAAAGTGGGTGCGGCAGCATTCTCTAAAACTTGGAGACGTGGCAAAGGTAAGATTGTCCTTCTATCCTGTCATTATGATATTATTGAATGGTTGCAGCCGGATTGGGTGTACGATACTGCGGAGGCACGCTTTTACGAGCGTGACTGTCTTCGGCAACGTCCAAAACTCGAACTTCAAATTTATAAGGTCAGAGGAACTGTATTCCCAAGACTGTTTAAACAGCATTATTATTTAGACTTGCCGTTGCCCGTTGCTGCGGAATATTTCGTGGGTTTCATTGGGAACGAGCCCGTATGCCATTTGGCAGTAGCCCCCCTTTTCACAGCTGGAGCGTATCGCTCGACGCGTTTGGTAGTCATGCCGGAATGGCAAGGCATCGGAGTTGGCACTAAATTTTTAGCTGCAGTATGCGAATATCATCTGAAGGGGAACGGACGTTGTGGGAAAAAACTACCTGTATTTTTCCATACTTCACATCCCCAGTTATGCGGAGCTTTACGGCACTCAAAGAAATGGGTACAAACAGGAGCCAGCCTTTATGGTTCAAATAAGGCGAGAAGCGCAAGTTCGATGGCAAAGTCCATGCAGGGAAAAGGAAAATCTACTAAATGTTCTACCGGATACGGAGGTCATTTCAGGGCAGTACAGGCATTTAAATATATTGGGGAATATGATCATCAAGATATTAGGAAATAAGGACTCACAGGCTTACAAAATAGCGGAAGCCTGTGTACGCGAGAAAGGTTACCGTGTTTGGAACGAAAGCACCGGAGTGTATGATCTAGCCATTGCCCCGCTTCTGACGGAAAAGGTGTCGGTGGAAGTGTTGAAAGAACCGCTTTACGGGACATTGATATTTCACCCGTCACCACTGCCGTATGGACGTGGCGCATCTTCAATCAAATGGGCTTACAAACGGCAAGAGCCAATCACTGCTGCCACATGGTTTTGGGCGGATAACGGACTTGACACGGGTGATATATGCGAACAGGAAATAATCAAAATAGACTATTCAGCCCGTCCGCGTGATTTTTACGAGCGTGATATTCTGCCCGCTATGGAAAGGACGCTGGTACGTTGCTTGGACAATATTCAAATGGGATATATACGAAAAATACCGCAGGTGGAAAGCTATTCAAGCTATGACAAGCGGTTATAAACATTTTTAGAAAAAACGAAAGCCGTGCAGAAGAAAAGTTCCGCACGGCTTCATTATTGTTATTCGTTAATTCTTTTAAGCCAATCACTAACACATTTTTCCACTTCTGCATAGCTGACAAACGTTTTTTTTCAACAACTACTAAGTGTCGCATTAATTCACTGCGAATCATTCCTGTATCATCCTTCCAAATGTTTATAGCTCCGTTATTTCCAGAAGAAGTGCACGCATATCCCAATTCTAGTGTCGGTTCTATATCGCTAGTATCGTTAATCCAATATGCATCAACTTTGTACTTCTCTACCCCAGGAATCTTCTTTAATTGACAAAAAGGTTTTTCCTTCTTTACGACTATATTCTTATTCATTTCTATCTTGTTTTGAGCCTAATTAGGCTACATCGTTAATACTAATTTTTCCTTTCATTACTCGTTCTACTTGCCTATCAAGTATCTCTTGAAACTCTATCTGGCAGATAAGAGAGCAATCTGGTATAATCTCTTCCAGTGGGTCACCTCGCCATGTTGGTAATTCATCTAGGAAGATACGTCCGTCTTTATCCTTTAGACACGTTGCGCCAACATCACGTTCAATCTGTGCTACCTCGTTGAATACATCTGGAAAATCCTTTCGTATCTTATTCCAGTAGCCCATACCGCCTTTGACACAACCGATGCAGTTATTATTATTGTAACCCATTGAGTACATGACAGGCTGTTTAATGCCAGCTTTCCAAAGCATCCCCATCGCATCCGGCTTTGTTATCTGCCTTTCAATAAGAGGAAATAAAGGCTTTGTATCAGGGTATTGTTGCTTTAGCCGGATAGCCCGATTTATTTCTTTCGGGTCGTAATCGAATCCCCAAACTTGCCCGTCCCAATGTTGCAATTCCTTTTCCAATTTATACCGAACTTTCTTTTTCAGTTCAAGAGTACAAGCAGCACCATGCGCACCATTGATGAAACCTTTCCTTAAAACGTCAGCTACACAAGTATATTTGTCGCTTCGGATAATGTGGATAGGCTGCCTGTACCACTTCTCACAATCTGCAAGGAATCGGGTATTATCAGGATGTCCGGAACCTGTCTCAATATAGTATATATGCACATCATTATACAAACTCAACGCTATCTTACAAGCGACTGCGGAAGTTACACCGCAAGAGAACCATGCTATTATCATATTTTTTTTATCTTTGCAATTCACTTAAACATATATATATTTATGAATACCCAAGACACTATCTTACAAGGATTACTGAATAACACAACAGTTGGGCAAACAGACATAACCAAGCATATGCTTTTGTTATGGGCTCAAGCATTGGAACCTTCCATAAAAGATGGACGTGAAGTTGGACTTGCGATTTCACAATTAGTTTATGATGGATACCTAATCAAACAGAATCCAGAGAATGAAAAACCACGCTATTATGAAAGAGTTTTATAATCTTCATTTTAGCTTTAACAGTCAAAGATAGGGTTACTCCTGTCTTTGCTTTATTTAAGTTTTTGTTCATTTCTATTTTTTTCTTAAGTTATTCGGGAATTTCTTCAATGTCAAACCACTCTACATCGGGATTATTCAGTCCATAAAAAGTTATTAATCTTTTACGGTCAATAAAACCACTGTATTCGGTTTCAACGGGTTTGTCCACTCCGATTTCTTTAATTGTAATTTTATAATGTTTACGTATCATACTTCATGCCATTTTTAATCTTCTACCGTTTTATCATCGGTTAATAAACGTTTCATTGCCCGGTCTCTTTCCGCTTTTGAAGGATAATTGTCCCCATACCTTTTCCAACTATCCGGATTTATATCGCTTTTAAAAGTGATATGCGGCTGGGGGTAATCATGGCGACGCAGGATTGTATATCCGGCTTTGCATAGTTTTCTTTGGTCTTTTGCATTCATCTTTTTTCTAATTAGAATTAAACTTGATTCTAGCATAACGATAGAATCGTATATAACCAAACAGGTAGGAAGGGTGCTCCGTATTATCCGATATGGTAATTTGTACATTATAACCTTTTATTCGTAAAAAACGGGCGGCAATTTCCTCAATAGTGTATGTTTTTGCATATATATCCCAATCACTAACGGTCAATACCGTTTTCACATTCCCACTTTTCAGAATCCTTTTAAAATTTCTGATAGTGCGTATTATCTCCTTCTTTTTGTTCATACTTTAGTTTTATCCTCTTTTAAAATAGTTTTATAGGCTTCTTCCATCCGTTCAATCTCTTTCATGCATGCCAGCCATCCGGGAAAGCCCCCAATGTTTTTGTCATCGATATAGCAATGGGCATATATCTTTTTCCCGCCTTCACCATATTTGGCAACATTTTCAGGATCATGGTCATTTACACGGTCAAATGGTATTTTGCGTTCCAACAGCCAGTTGATGGCATTCAATAACTGATCACCAGTACGGCACGTCCAAATAATGATTTTATGTCCTTCATCATGTAATTTCCGGAGCGATTCGCCAGCGTATGGTTGCTCCCCGTCAATAGCCGGGAATTTCCCCCGGCTAATGGTTCCGTCAAAGTCAACTGCTATAATCATAATCTACAGAATGAAGGTTCAATACGACGCCATACTCCGTTCTCGTCACGCTTATGGAAATAGTAATTAGTTGCAGTTTTATACACGACATTGCTTTCTTTGAACAACTGCATGATAGCCGCATATTCTTCATCAAAACGTGACTCCAATTCATACAATTTGCTTATAGACTTATAGTCCAAATCCCCCTGACGGTTACGTTCGAGAAGCGTCATCGCCATTTGATACATCGGATCATCGACTCCTTTTTCTGAATGGGCTATATAATTCTTCAGGTAGTCAATCAGCCTTTCGGCAGCGAGATCGGCACGTTCATCAAAACTTTTCACCTTATTGCTTTTTACCTCCAGTTTGAAGTTCCCGTCTACTACTGAAAAAGTGGCGGTTTCTTCACCCTGACGCATACGGAGCTGACCGTATTCCCGCATCACGTTGCGGAAAGCCTTGCTTTCACCTACAATCCAATCATAAAAGCCCTGAACGTCATTCACTACTGGCATGAGTTTACTTTCCACATCGAACATGAATTGATGCCTCAATGCTTCGTAGGTTTCTTTCCGCTGAATGGACTCTGTTTTTTCTTCCTCTTTCAGTTTACGCAACAGTTCCGCCTTTTCTTCTTTTGACAATTTACTAATATCCATACTATTAACTTTTAAATGATTAATTACAATTTGATTTTATATACTTCTTTCAGTTCCCGTTCCTTGTTTTCCACTTCGATATAAAGCGATGACCTTTGGTCTACCAGCTTCGCAAATGTATTGCGATCCATATTCCCGGCATACAATTTTTCGTGTATAGCATCCAGTTCACCGGGAATCTTGTCAAGCCGATCCAGTAATTCATTAATCCGGTTAATCCGGTGTTGTTCCGCACTAATATCCGCCATCTTCTTTCTTCTTTAATATTGATTCCAGCTTCGGTATCAACAGGAGAAGTTCTTCCCCGTCCAGTTCGCGAAACTTCTTTCCAGCTATCCGGACATCAAGGCAAAACGCATTTACCGCTCCCCAGTCCGTTGTGTCGATTCCGATCCGCTGCACTCTCTTCAGAACAGCCGACCTGCGCCTCCTTATTTCCCGTTCGGTGATAGTCAAATCCCTGTTTTCTTTTTTCGCACCGTTCAAATAGCCGCAGAGATACATTGCTTCGCTGTATGTCAACTCTTTTGTGGTATTTGTCCGTCCGTCCGTTAGGTCTAGCAGGATAGCCCGCTTTTGTTCGTCATCAATGCCTTGTGCGCTGTATATGATATGCAGGCGTTTGATAAGGCTTTTACTGATAGGTTTCTTCGTCTTCTGTTCCATCATTATCACTTTTAATATTTTCAATCCAATGTTTTTGATACCCTTCCGCCCATACTATGTAATATCCGCGTGAACCTCCTTTGCCACGTCCGATAAATGTTGCTTTGAAATGTTCCACGTAGATTCTTTTAAAGCTGTCACGTTTCACGTCATAGGCGGTTTTTCCTTCCACCTCGCGCCCGTCCACATGCGAGATAAAGACAAATATCTTTCGCGGATACTTCTTGCGCAGGCGGATTATTTCGGGGGCTTTCGCTCCCCCTTGCTGCTCGAAGTATTGTATGGAGTCTATCATTATCACGTCCGGGCTACGTTGCTTTGACAAGTATTCGTCCAATTCTTTGATGGTGGCTTCGTCCGAGTAGATTATATTGTTTGTCTTACT